TTCCTGCTCCTCAACGTAAACCTCGTGTTCAGAAATATACAGGTGGTACAAATTCAAGGGCAGTTATAGAAGCTCGTTGTCAGCGTTTATACTCTCGTCAATTAGAAGGTAAAACAACTCGTCAACTCGTCATAGAGCATTCCAAAAGAGAAGGTATCTGTGAAGCTACAGGGTGGACAGATTGGAATAAAGTTAAAGAATGGAATGATCAGGATTGGCTTAAAGAAAGAGAAAAAATGATCCCTCGCATTCAAGCCATGCGTATGAGACTCTTTAACAAAGCCATATCTAAAGGTCAGTATCAAACAGCAGCACAGATCCTAGACTCTCTAGGCAAGGTAGTAGGCGAATCTGTTGAAACAGTCAACATTCAAGCTCCAGATCTTACAATTAAAGTTGAACCAAAAATTTAATCAGAATATATTTAAGTTACCCACGCCAGCAAAAAATAAAAAATATTTTACAACTAGTCCCCTATTGTTACATAATGTTAAGATATAGATATATTAATACATAAGTTTATATAATCGTATATAATAGAACTATGGGGAAAGTATATCAACTATTTTCTCTAACTTGAAAATTACATACTAATTAAACATGTCACCTGAGCTTATCGCTTGGCTAGCTAACATTCCGAAAGGTTATTCTTTGGCTAGCTTCAAAGAAAAAAATTATAGAGGTACTGAGCAATTAGCTCTATTCATTGCTAAGCCTAAAAGCTAATTACAGTACTTTCTAAGCTGCTGCAATAGGTAGTAAATAAGTCTAACTATATTTACTATCTATTTCTTTAAACAGTCGCTCACAGACCGACACTAACTAAACAAAACAAAATTAATTAAAACTATGATTATTGAAAAAGATTTAACAGAATTAAACCAAGAAGAAAAAGACTTATTATTTATTAGTTTAAATCACGTATTACATCATAAGATGGAAAAATTAGGAACAAGTGATCAAAACAACTTCATAAGTTTATATAAAAAAATAAGTCAAAGTTATTCTTCTAATTTTAAAACTATTCACAATTTAGATAATTTCTTAGAAAGTTAATACTTTCTAAGAAGTTTTCAAAACTTCAAGAAAAATTATTTTATTAATTATCATCATGAAATTATTTCTACTAGGTACTATTACTTTTTTATTATTTAATTTAGTATTAGATAATACTTTAAAGAATATGACTAAATCGGATTGTTTACAAGGTATAGAAAAAGCTTGTAAATATGTCAATACTACACAAAAGCTAATAAATGATATATAATACATATCATAAACAAACTTTTATTTATTAATTGAACTATGAACAATGAACTAGCAAACCAACTTCAAGAGGCAAAAGAAGTACTTCAAGCTATTGAAGAAATTCCAACAAGTAAATTTTTAACTTGTAAGGAATATAATACACTTCTTTTAAAACTTGTTAAAGACTCTTATGACTACAACAAGAACAAAGAAGAGTATGATGAAATTTTAACTAAGATATTTAATATGACTATCATTGAAGTTGAAAAATTAGTAACTATACAAGAAATTCAAAAGGAACAAAAAAGAAGAATTCAAGAAGTAAGTAAACCTTTAAC